TTTGAAGCCTTGCTCTGGGATGGAGTTGTCTTCGTAGGGGGCGAGGTGGGCGATGCTGTTTACCTCACTGCGGAGCTTGGGGCACCACACGGGGGCGGAGAGGTGGCGGTTCACGCAGTTCCAGCAGATCGGGTAGTAGTCGGCGTTGTGGGATTTGTCCTGCTTGTGGCCCCACTTGCCGGAGGAGCGGTCGTAGCGAGTGGGGTCCATCGGGACGCCTTCGGCTTCGAGGTAGTCGAAGATGTCGTCGTCGGTCCAATGCCGCATGAGGAAAAGCTGGGTTGGTGAGTCATCCACACGGCGCACATCCTGGGCGAGTGGGACGCCGCCTTTGATGAGATCGACATCGGCGCTCTTCTGCCCGTGGAATGCGGCATCCCACGGCCAGTTGAAGGAACCGGTGGGGCGCTGGAGGACATCGGTAAGGCCGCACAGGTAGGGCTCGCCTTCCTTGGGGTGCTCGGTGCCGAGGCTGAGGACGAGGGCGCTGTGGTGGCCCCATTGGTAGTATTTGAGGAAATCAAAACGGGGCTGGCCGGTCTCGATGTCGAACCCATCTTGGATGGCGATGCGGCCGGGAGCGTAATCGAAGAGGGTCAAGTCCCACTCGCGGGCGAGCAGGTCGCTGTGGGCGTAGCGGTGGCGGAAGCGAGGTTCACGCCATTGGACGCAGGGGAGCCGCACGCCGAGCTTGAAGATAAGGAGGTGCAGCATGGCGGTGCTGTCCTTGCCTCCGCTCCAGAGGACGACGGGGTTGCGAAATTCCCGCAGCCAATACTCGGCACGGGTCAGGGTTTCATCGACGAGGTTTTGCAGGTGTTGGTTCATTAAATAGCAAGAGCGGTCATGCCGAGGACCATGCCGCCAGCGGCCATGCCGGATCCCATCATGGAGTTTTGGGATGCGCCAGCGGTGGCGGCCCCTTGGATTTGCGCTCCACGCAGGGCGGCCTGGTTGTTTTGGAAGCTGTTGTAGATGCTGGCCTGCATGTTGGTGTTGGTGTTGAAGAGGTCGTTGCCGTAGTTCATGGTCTGGCCGTAGGCTGTGCCGATCATATTGGCGGCGTTGCCTTGGCTGGCTATGGGGATGTTGGATCCGAGGGCGCGTTGGTAGGGGTCGAGGGCCACATTGGCTTGGGCGAGGCCGAGGTTGTTCGCGTATTGATTTTGGGCGATGCCTGCTTGCTGGCCGTAGAGGCTCCCGAGCATGCTTTGCTGGCCTTGGAATTGGTTGAAGTTCTGGCTGGCGACTCCTTGCAGGAAATTTTGGTTGGCGTAGTTGGCGTTGTAGTTTGCCGATTGGTTCGCCTGCTGGGCGGCGAGGTTTTGGCTGCTGTTGTATTGGGCGGCGTTGAGGTTTGCCGATTGGTTGGCGAGGTTGGCCTGCTGCGCGTAGCCTGCATCAGTCATGGCGCGTTGCTGCGCGGCGTCGTAGGACGCGCCAATGGCGGCTTGTTGCAGGCGGGCCTGCTCGGCGGCTTGGGAGAGCCCGGCTTGTTGGTTTGCCAAGGAGGCTTGAAGCCCGCCCTGCTGCGCAAATTCAAGGGCTCGGGCGTTGGCGGCTTGGTTGGCTTGCTGTGCCTGAAGACCGGTAGATTGGTTGGCGAGGCGGCTTTGCTGTAAGAGCTGGGCGTTTGTTTGGCCGAGATTAAGACCGGCGGATTGGTTTGCCAGGGCGGCTCGAAGTGAGGCGTCTTGGTTTGCCAGGGCTGCGGCTTGGGAAAATTGAGCGTCCTGACTTGCGCTTTGGAAACCCAAGCTTTGGTTGGAAAGACCGGCCTGTTGTGCGTAACCGGCCTCGGCGAGCACTCGCTGCTGCTCGTTTTGGTTGGTGGTAAGGTTGGCCTGCTGCTGGAGCTGGGCTTGCTGGAGGGCGCGATTTGCGGCGACGGATTGGTTGGCGAGACCTGCTTGGAGTGAGCGGCCGACATTGCTTTCTTGGCGGCCCATGTAGGCTTGGTTGGCTGCTTGCTGGACGGCGGTGCCTTGGTTCAGCACATTGCCAGCGAAGGTGCGGCGTTCGTTTTCCCTGGCAGTGCCGAAGCGGTCACGGTTGAGAAGCTCGGCGGCCATGGCAGATTGGCCGAGGCCAAGGCCACGGGCGGAGGATGCGGCGCGGGAGGATTGGATGGCGTCGCGACTTTGCTCGGCGGAGAGAGACCTGCCGAGGGCGAGGTCGTTGCTGGCTTGGTCGCGGAGTTGACCGTAGAGGCCATTGCCTCGGGCTTCGTCCATCAGGCCACGCTCGGCGGCACTGGCGCGGATGTCGCGGGATGCGACATCCTGCGTGCGGCGGATGCGAGCGGCTTGCATGGGGTCCACCGAGGATACCTGTGTGCCTCCGACACGCTCGATGCCTCCTGTGGTGGCGGCGTTTATTTGCTGGGCGTTGACATCGGCCACGGCCCCCGCTTGAGCGGCGCGGATGCGTTGGGCGCGGATTTGGTCAGGCGTGTAGCCTGCTGGGCCTTGGACATCGGCAACTTGGCCGAGGCGGGCGTAGTCCATCTGGCCCACATTAGCAACGCGAGAGCCGGTCACTTGGTCGGCGGCGACATTCTGGGAGGAAATCTGGTCGGGCCGGTAGAGCTGCCCCATGGCCATTTCGTTGAGCCGGGCTTGGGCGGGGTCGTTGTAGGCGGCTACGCGGTCGGCGACTTGGCCGACTTGGTTGTAGCTTTGGCCGAGCTGGGCGGCGGAGGTTCCAGCGTCGCGGATGTTTTGGTTGGCGGCGGAGGTGTAGGTGCTGTCTTCGAGGCGTTGCGCGATGTCGCCGGTGCTTTCGATGGCTTGGTCGCTGAGGCGGCCTGCGGTATCGACAATCGTGTTGGCTTGATCTTGGGCGATTTGGCCGCTGGCCGTGCGTATGGCTGATAACTCATTGCCAAAATCTCGCGTGCGGGGGGCGCGGCGGGGGTTTACAGACATGCCGGTGCGGAGGGGGTCGCCACTCATGCCTCCGCCGCCAGACATCGCTCCGCTGGACATGGCTGACCCGGTTGACCCTGTTGACCCTGTTGACATGGCGTTGTTGCCGGACATGGCGTTGCCGCCCATGTTGTTGTCGGACATGGCTGCGCTCATCGCTTGACTCATAGCTGGGGCTGCGCTCATTGCGCCACCGCCTCCGCCGCCGGACATTCCCCCTCCTCCGCCGCTGTTGCTCATGTTCATTGCCATAGGGTTAGTCCTTTTCTAAAAAGTGTTTGGCGTTTTCTGCGCCGTAGTTGAGGGTGATCTCTTCGCCTGCGGCGATGTCGCGCAGGGCGTAGTGCCGCATGAGTTCGTTTACCTGGTCGATCTCATGGCAGGCGTTGGGGGTGTCGTGGTGGTTGTAGAGGGGAGCGAGGCCGAAGCCGAGGATGCTGGTGGCGTCGTCGAGGTAGTAGCTGTAGTTCTCGCAGGCGGGGGCTTTGGCGAGTTGCTTCTTGGGCACGGTGGCGTAGGGGGCTTCCTCCAGCACTTCGTGCTTGGCGATGGGGGCCGTGGCGAAGACGCCCCACCGGTGCAACGGGGAGCGGCGCACGGCGAGCTTGGTCGCGTGGTATGGCTCGGGGCGGAGCATGGTGGGGGCGGGGGTCATTTGGCTTCGAGGGCGGCGACGCGGGCGGCGAGTTCTTGGACGGCGGCGACGAGGAGCGGGACGAGCTTGCTTTGGTCGATGCCTTGGTAGACGGGTTTGCCGTCTGCATCCACGGCGTCCTTGGTGCCGGTGACGGCTTCGGGCACAACGGCCTGCGCTTCGTGGGCTAGGAAGCCATCGACTTTCGGTGCGGTAGGATGGCCAACCCACTTGAACCGGTGGACCGGCAAGGCCGACAAACGATCCAATGCGCTGGTGAGTTTTTCTAGGTCGGTTTTGAGTCGGTAGTCGGAGCTGGTGCTGTAAATGACTCCGTTGTTCGTGGAGTTTGTTAAAATTCCCCCGATGCCAGTTTCGACCAATGTGGTTCCTGATGCGGAAACTGCGAAGACGCTATAGATACCAGAATTTCCTCCGCTTGAGAAATTGCTAATTCCAAAACATTTGATTCCTGGAACATGTAATTGCGCATCTGCTGCATCGCATTTGGGAACCTTTGATAAAAATTGCCCTGAGTAATTGCTGTAGTTGATTTGTGAGGTTGCAGAGACTTCAGTTGCAAGCGTGCGAGAGATAACGCTATTGCCACTGAGGGCGGATGCAGTAATGACGCCCGCGCTGAAATTCCCGCTAGCGTCCCGGGCAACGATGGCGCTGGCGCTATTGGCGCTAGTCGCGGTGGTGCGGGCGTTGGAGAGCGTGCCAGAGGTGATGTCCGCAGCCGAATGCGTGTGGCTGGATGCGGCATAGCTCCCAGACGCTTGCTTGCCTGCCAACAGAGTATTCATCTCCGTCTCTGTGTAATAGCGATCATCGTGCGTGTGCGTGGTCGGCGTCCTGGCATCGGACAGGCGCGAGTCAGTCGTGATAACTGCCGTGCCGGTGATGGCGCTTGGCGCGATGCCGCTGGCAGGTGCATAGCTCCCAGAGGCTTGCTTGCCTGCGAGCAGAGTATTCATCTCTGTCTCTGTGTAGTAACGATCATCATGCGTATGCGAGATTGGCGTCCTGGCGTCGGACAGACGGGAATCGGTCGTGATAACCGCCGTGCCCGTGATGGCACTTGGCGCAATACCCGTTGCAGGCGCGTAGCTTCCAGACGCTTGCTTACCATCCAGCGCCGTCTGCAAGCCGGTCACATTGGCAATCGTGTGCGTGTGGCTTGCAGCCGCTTTGCCGTCGAGCGCCGTCTGTAACCCAGTGGTATCCGAAATAGCATGCTGGTGTATGGACGCCGCTTTTCCAGCTAGGTCGGTGGTGAGATTGGTTACGGCGGATTGGGACACTTTATTTGCCGTGGAAATGGTGGCCAGCTTCGTGTCGGCGATGGCGGCATTTGCGGCGATGTCGGCGTTGACAATGTTGGCGACGGTGGCGGAGTCCACCATCTGGTGGAGGTTGGCAGGGGTGACGAGTTCGCCGTTTACGAATGTTTTGCCTTTAGTAATAGTAGCCATAGTTAGTTGAGCGTGCGGGTTTCGGTAGGGTCGAAGCCGGAGCGGGTGGCTTCGGCGCTTATCTGGCGCAGGATAGGGCGTCCGCTTTGCGTGCGGAAGCGGAGGTCGAGGCCGGTGGCTTTGCAGCGCAGGGGGGCTTTGAGCGTGTAATCTTCCTCGTCGCCGGTGGTGTTTTCCAGGGAGGCGACTTGGAAGTCCGCGTCGTAGTCAGTCGTCACGGCATCGAGCGTGCAGGCGGAGGCATCTGGCAGGAGCACGCTGGCCTTGGCGCGGGTGAGGCGCTTGGTGTTGAGGCTCCCCCACCCGTAGCGGCGGGTAATGAGTTCGGAGGGGATTTCGGTGTAGAGGTCTTGCGCGTTCGCGTAGGGCACATCGTCGCCGTAGTCCAGCTCATCGAGCAGGAAGAGGGTTCCGGCGCGGCTGGCTGCAAAGAGTCGGCGCTGGCTGGAGTAGGTGGCGACCAGTAGCTCGTCGAGGTTGATTGCGTAGGTGTCGCGGCTTTCCCATTGCGAGTTCAGAGCGTTCCAGAGGAAAAGGGTGTTGTTGCTTGTGGCGTTCTCGCCGATGGGCACGGCGAGGTAGTAGCGGTTATTCCACCACCGGCCTACGGCGAGGTGTGCGTAGTCGGTATTAATCTCGTCGATCTGGTCGGCGATGGGGTCCGAGAGCGGCTGGGTGTTTGCCCGGAGTTTGAGGTCGAGCTGGGTGTCGAGCCGATACACTCCGGCGTCGGAGAGGAAAAACACAAACTGACCGGCCGTCTGGATCGAGCGGCGGGCTACGCAGCCGATTTCGTCGGTGAGGAGCGTGAGCTTGGAAACGGCGGAGTCCACCGTGAAGGTGTCTCCCGTCGCGTTGCTGGTGTCGGCGAGGTTGGCCAGCCAGATCGAGTTGCGTAGGAAGACCAGCGCTTGGCCTTCGACCCATGGGTGAATGGCCACCAGGTAGTCGTTGCTTCCTTGGTTGGCGCGGAAGGATTGGAAAAAAGGGTCGTAGAGGTCGGGGTCGAGAACATCCGAGATGGCCACGGTGTCGCGGCCATCGGGGATCCACAGGCGGTTGCCGATGTAGCTGGCCCAGCCAGTAGAGCGCAGGGTTTTGAAACTCACGCCCTCGGCAGGCACGCCCGAGGCGGCGCGTTGAAACTCCATCGTCGATCCATCCCACCACAGCGGGGGCTTTACTCGGCGGATTGCGATGTCGGCGGAGACATCCGGCGATGTGCCAGCGGGCACGGCGATGGTGAAGGAATTGGCCGTAGCGGTGAGGATGTCATACTCATGCCCTTGGAATGCCGCTTGGCTCCCCTCCTCGATCCGCACGCGCTGTCCGGCCGCGAGGCCATGGGCGGTAATGTGGACGGTGGCCGTGGTGCCGGAGACTGCAATGCCGCTGGCGGTGGTGTATTGCCAATCCCATCCAGGCAGCGTCATGTCGGCCTCGCGGAGGAGGTAGAAACGATTGAAAGCCTGTATCGTCGAAACGCTGTCCGTAGGCTCGATGATCTCGTCGGCCGCTGTCCCAGTGGCGGGATAGTTGATCTCCTCGATAGGCTCATCCTGCCGGTAGAGAAACGCCGAGGTCGGCCCGCAGAGGACGATGTATTCATTTTCATCGTCGTAGTTCGGCGAGGAGAAAACGCCCGAGGCGAAGATGCCGCCCGAGTAGATCGTGCGCACGCAGGCATTGGCATCCAGCACAAATGGAAGAGTGAGAGGCTGCGTGCCCGCCGATATGCCATCACCCAGCCGCTTCGCGCCTTTGCGGGTTTGGGCGACGCCGCGATCCAAGCGCATGTTTTCGGAATACTGGACCATGCCCGGTTGCAGTTGCAGCGGGTTTAAGCGGGAGGCCATGCCGAGGAATCCGGCATCGCCTTCGACTATGGTTTGGTCATCGGGCATCTACCTTCTATTCTGCGGGGGCTTGTCAAGGAGGGTGCGGATGGCCGGGGTGCTCAGGCGGCGGCGGTTGTTGCTGCTGAAAAGGTCGCGGATGCCGGAGGCGGTTTTGTGCGGGTGGGCGAGGATTTTCTCGCGGACTCGCGGCAGGAGGTCGTCGGGGATGCCGGGGATGGAGGTAACGGTGGCTAGAGTTGGAGAGGATTTGGTTCCGGGGGTGCGCTGGCGGTAGCCGGTTTGGTAGAGGAGTTGGCGGCTGCCGGGTTGCCAGTGCGGGAAGTTTTGTTTCTCGACTTGGCCGTCGCGGATGGCGGCGGCGAGGATTTTGGGGACTTCGGAGATTTCGCAATCGAGGTCGGCGGCGATTTCGTCGGGGGTGCTCCAGCCTTCGGGGAGGCTGTTGGTGCGCTTGGCGAGGGATTTCCAGCTCATAGGTAGATGGGGGAGGTCATGGTCCTGCCGCGCTTTTTATCGAGGAGGAAATAGGTCTGCGTGGGGGGCTCGAAGCTGGCTTTGATCGAGAGGGCGTAGGCGTTGTAGCCAATGAGGGAGCCGTTGCAGAGCCAGTGGCGGTTCTGTTGGTATTGGTGCCAGTGGCCGAAGAGATCAAGGTCGGCTCGGTTCGGCGACTTGTTCCATGAAGCGATTGCCTTTTCGGTAGGGATCGTGAGGCCCCCGATGCCGCCTTGAAATTTGAGCCCGTCGCCGTGGTGGAAGCGGAGGCGGCGGTCGAAGACCGTCATGAAATTGAAATAGCTGTCCGCGATTTGAAATTCGATTTGCTGGTCGTCGGCGAAGCGGCCTTCGAGGATACGGTAGAGGAGCCATTCGTAGCTGTGGGCGGCTCCGGTGGCGTGGCGGGGCTTGACGGTGGTGCGTCCGTGGTTGCCGTAGCTGGTCGGAATGAGGATGCGCTTGAAGTGGGGCTTCAGCGTGGCGAGGCCGTCGGCGAGGCGGTCTTGCAGCCAGAGGATGACTTGCGTGGGCGTCTTGCTGTTCGACTCGGCGAGTTCTTCGTGAATCATTCCGGTCATCAAGTCACCGCCGAGCCAGAGGATGAGGTCGTCGATCTTGGCCCCGTGGCGCTCGATCTCGGTGAGGCGGGCGATGGTGCTGAAAAATTTCTCGATGCGGGTCTTGGCGATGGGGAGCCGGTATTCGTTGAGGCCGTTGACGCTGGCGGATTCGACCGTCTCCTCGACATGCCAATCGCTGGCAAGCGCGATGGCGACGGCTTCGGCTTTGTCGCTCATCGAGACGGAGAGCGGTTGCGGGCGGATGCGGGTCTTGCCGAGCGAAAGCGCGATGCCGAGTTGCTTCTCTAAATTTTCGACGCTGGCTTGGTATTGGGCGAGCTTGGCTTTGAGCGCGTCCACCTCGGTCTTGTGAGATTTGTCCGCTTGTTCGCGGGCGATGGAACTCCATGATGTTTTCATTATTCGTCGTCCTCCTCGTCGTCTTCGGTTTGGTAAGGCCAGAGGATTTCGTCGGCCTCGCGGCACAGGGCGCGGGCGGCGTAATCGTTGCCGAATTTTAGATCCATGTAGAAAGTCTCGCCCTCCGCTTCCCATGAGACGATGCAGAGGCCGACATCGAAATGCTCGGCGAGGAGGTCACGGACTTGGAGCATGACGGCCTCGCGGGTTTTGGGTGGGGAGGATTTGGGTTTGCGCAGGCGGCTCATGCGTTGCCCTCCTCGACGAGCAGGTAGGGGATTGTCTTCTGACCGGCGCGGTCCATTTCGGAATAGACCAGGGAAATGAATGCAGGCCACTGGCTAGGGTAGAGCGTCTGGCAGCCTTCGCTGCTGGTGGTGCGGAAGCCGCCTTTGTGGATGTTGATGGCGATACCCATGCTGTCGCCTTCGTCGTCGCGGTGGACAGGGAGTTGTTCGCCAGGCGTGGCGGGGCGCAGGGCGGGGTAGCCGCCGCCGGGCTTTGAGAGGCCGTGCTTGCCCTTGCGGTAGCGATGCACGCCGGGCTTCAGAACGGCGATGCCTGCGCGGCGGATCGACGGATCGGTGTTGGCGTTGAATGTGGCGTAGGCGTTTGGCGAGACGAGGAAAATGGCGTCGTCGTAGATGCCTCGGTCGTTCTCGCCTGGGACTCCCATGCTGTCGCGGTAGTAGCCTCGAATGCCCACAAGCGCCACGGCATCATCCACGCGGGCCTTGGTGAGCAGGGCTTGCGTCTTGGACTTCGCTTGCTGTGGGCGGCTCGGGGGGAGCATCGGGAGGATTAAAATTTATGGGTCATTTGCTCGATGTAGGCTTGGGCATCTCAGGCAGCGTGTAGCTGAATTGCCCGTAGTCCGTCTGGAGCGAGATGCCGAGAGTGCTGCATCCACCGAGCAGCAGAAGGGCTCCTACGGCAAACGCGGTGGCAAGCAGGCCGGTGACGATCTGGGCGGGAGGGATCATTACTTCTTTTCCCGGCGGACAATTTCGTAGAGGCCAACGAGGGAGATCAGGATCGTGCTGGCATGACCAAACAAGGCGGGGTCGATGACGAGGCCGAAAGCGCTGAGGAGGGCGGCGAGGCCAGCGTAGGTGGATTTCTCTTGGAGGCGGGCGAGGATTTTATTCATGGGGGTGTTTTCTGTTTTTGAGGATGGCGTAGAGGGAGGCGAGACCGACGGCGCAGCCGATGAGCAAGGACGCGATACGAAGCCACGCTTCAAGCTCCGGCAGCATGGAGAGCGTGAGGCCGCTCGCCGTAGCAAGCAGGCCGGTGAACGAGGCGGTGGCTTGGTGCGTGTCCATTAGCTCAGGGCGGCTGCGAGCTGGGCTCCAGTCGTTGCAACGGTCGAGCACTGCGCCAAACGGGTCGTCTCGAGAAGATCCGTCTTGCCTTTGATTGCAGCGATGTCGCTGTTCGCTGGTGCGGTGTAGGAGTTGCCTGCGAGGCGGGTGCTCACGGCGGCATCGACTCGGGCCAGTTCGGTGGCAAGTTCGGTGCGAACCTGTGTTGCAATATCGGCTGCACTTGGGACGGTCGGCGCGTTGGTCAATGTTGTAACCGTTGCCAAAGTGCCGTTTGGAGCGAGGCGGCTGGACACTGCGGCATCAATGCGACCGAGTTCGGTAGCAAGCTCGGTGCGCACGGCGCTGGCGATTTCTGCCTCCGTAGGCACATCTGGCGAGTTGGTGAGCGTGGTGGCTGTATCGACCAATCCGCCGGTGATGGTGCGCGTGGCCGCGCCCCACACTGCCGAGGCCACGGCGGCGGGATCGAGGACGGCAGTGCCGGTGGTCTGCATGAGTGCGCCTGTGCCTGCGGTGGAAGAATGCGTATTCGGCACGGTGAATGTCACCGATGTGCCGGAGACTACCGAAGCGATGGTGTAGGTGCTATTCCACTCGGAGTTCGATGCGCCGGTGACGGTGATTTGGTCTCCGACCACAAGCGGGTAGCTGTAGGCCAGCGTAGCCGTAGCGGTGGTGCCAGTGCGGGTAGCCGTGAATAGCATCGATGGACCGTAGTTTACATTGAGCGCAACCGACCCGCGAGCGGGGACGGTGAGGCGGCCGGTCTGAGAGCTGCCTATACCGTAGGCCACTCCGCTGCGGACATCTGTCGGCGCGGCTTGGTTAAGAGCGGTGGAATTGTCAGCAGTGAACATGTCCACAAAGGTTGAAATTCCGTTTAAAGAATAGCGAGTTCTGGCATTAAGCGGCACCACATTCATTATGTGCTTCATGGCATAAATTGCCGCTATTCCGTTGGTTGCGCTTGTAAACGAGCCAGAAAGCCTGTTTATTGCGTTCACATTGGTAGAGGTGAACCCATTTGCGCCGTTGGATGCCGTAATGTCTCCAATGATTGAAAAAGAGCCTGTGGAAGCATTAAGCGCTCCAGATGCTGTGTTCCCAGCAGTCACATTTCCAGTAACTAAACACGATCCGGTGGAGTTGTTATGAACTCCGGCAGACGCCGAGCCAAGAACAGTTCCAATTACTGTGACTGATCCAGCAGAACTATTTATGACCGCAGACGCGCCTGCAACACTACCTGCGGTGCAGATTCCTGTAATTGTAACTGATCCAGTGCTTGCGTTATTTATCAAGTTAATTGTGTTGATGCCTCCTGCCGTGACATTTCCTGTAATAAAAATTGATCCATTTGAGCTATTTGTTATAGCTGAAATGAAACTATTATTAACCGAGCCAGTTACATTTCCTGTTATGTTTAATGACCCCGATGACGAATGATTTATAGCAGCGACATTTGAGGGGCTGGCGGGATTTACTAAGATGTTGCCTACTATGGTAGGACTGACAGACCCGGATGAGTTTAGCAGAGTTGTCGCTGCTGCCGCAGTTGCGTTCCCTGATATATTAAAACTTCCCAAAGTAAAAGATCCGCCAAGCGCTGAGGATGTTCCC